ATTTTAAAAGAAGTAACAGCCGCATGTCCTAAATGTAAAATGGATGTTGCAAAGCGCTTATCGCAAATTACTGGAATTGTTGAACCAGTAATACTAAACGAAGAAGAGGCTAATGTACTGTGAGCATGTCTACAAAGAAATGGATACAGACCTGTGTCCAAAATGTGGCCTGCCTACACACAGAATTGATTGGAAAGAAGTAGCAAGATTACACAAGGATTGGATATCTAGTGGAAAAGCTACTGCTCAGGGATGGTGGTCAATTTAATGGATCTTAATTTTAATGATTTAATTGATATGCTGGACGGCGAAGAGTTTGATGAACGCCCAGTAGATCTAAGAACATTTGTACAGAGCCCAGACTATTTGGGTCTGCCGCCACTATCTGAATATCAATACACTCTTATTGAAAAGAGTTCTCAGATTTATAAAGAGTCTACCCTTGTTAAACTGTTTGGTGAAGAAGAAGGCGTTAGAATGTTTAAGCAAACAGCCAATGAGGTTGTTGCTCAACTAGGTAAGGGTTCTGGAAAAGACTACTGCTCAACCATATCTGTTGCCTATATAGTATATTTACTATTATGCCTTAAAGATCCCGCATCATATTATGGCAAACCACCTGGAGACTCTATTGATATTATTAATATTGCTATCAATGCACAGCAGGCAAACAACGTATTCTTTAAAGGCTTTAGAACACGCATAGATAAATCCCCTTGGTTTGTTGGAAAGTATACAGAAAAAGCTTCTGAAATTAAATTTAATAAAAATATTACTGTTCATTCAGGGCACTCTGAGCGTGAGGCTTGGGAAGGATACAACGTTATTGTTGTTATTCTAGACGAAATTTCTGGTTTTAGCGTAGAGAATACGACTGGGCATGAGCAGGCAAAGACTGGAAGTCTTATCTATGAAATGTACCGTGCCTCAGTAGATTCACGTTTTCCAGATTACGGAAAGGTAATTCTTCTTTCATTCCCTAGATATAAAAACGATTACATTCAGCAAAGGTACGATGATGTTGTTGCTGAAAAAGAAACAATAACTAGAACACATCATTTTAAACTAGACGATACCCTGCCAGATGGCACGGAAGGTAATGAGTTTGATATTGAGTGGGAAGAAGATCATATCTTGTCCTATAAATATCCTAGGATGTATGCTCTACGTAGACCTACATGGGAAATTAATCCTACAAGAAGCATAGACGATTTTAAGGTTGCCTTTTATAAAAATACTCCAGATGCATTAGGAAGATTTGCCTGCATGCCATCAGAAGCAATTGATGCATTCTTTAAGTCTCGTGAAAAAATTGAAAAAGCATTTAGCAACATGGCTCTAGCAGTAGATGAGTTTGGAAGATTTGAAACTTGGTTTGCACCAGATCCAGACAAGGAATACTTTTTGCACGTAGACCTTGCACAGAAGCATGACCATTGTGCGGTCTCAATGGCACACGTACAAAAATGGGTAAACGTAAAAGTAACAGACACCTATTCACAGCCTGCTCCAATTGTAGAAGTTGATGCAGTTAGATATTGGACACCTACTCCAGATAAATCCGTAGACTTTACAGAAGTTAAAGATTATATATTATCTCTTAGAACAAAAGGATTTAAGATTCGTGTTTGTACATTTGACCGTTGGAACTCTCACGACATGATGCAACAATTAAAACAATATGGTATCAATACAGAAACATTGTCAGTTGCAAAGAAACATTACGATGACATGGCCATGGTCGTTGCAGAAGATAGATTAAGCGGACCTGCAATTAAATTGCTTATAGACGAATTGCTTCAATTAAAAATTATGAGAGACAGGGTTGATCACCCACGAAAAGGATCAAAAGACTTGGCTGATGCTGTTTGCGGTTCTGTATATAACGCAATTAGTAGAAGCAGGCCACAGAACAACGAAGAGATAGACATACATACCTACAGCTCTTTGAAGTGGGATAGAGAAAAAGAAGAAGATGAAATAGTAATGAACATGATAAGGCCACCGAGAATGCCTAAAAACCTATCAGATGTATTAGACGGAATGGAAATAGTATGAGTATATATCAAGAAAGAGCAAAAGAATGTAAGTGTTGTGGTAAACATGTTCCGCTTCCTACAGTTTTAAAAGAATACAATGGCACACCGCTATGCCCTACAACATTTTCTAATGTTATAGAGTATAAAAGAATATGGAAATCTTCTGGATCAAGGCCGATGGGAAGCGTAAGGAAACATTTTTCTGAATACGTTCAGCAATTAGTAGAGACAACTATAGATAAGAATGAGGACGGAACTATCAATGAGTCTTGAAGACAAAGACGATGACGAAGTTTTAGCATACTACTTAGAAATAGGGGTCGTTAATCTAGAAGGCATGGATGAAAACGGCGAAATGATTTATTCTATTAATCAAGAAATGGCTAAAGAGTATGCCCCTGAACTATGGCAATCTCACATTGACTACGTTGATAAGTCTTTAATAAATTTATACGAGGCGGGACTGGCAGAAATTGAATACGATGAAAATTTACAAGCAACAATACATTTAAGTCCAGAGGGCCAAAAGCTAGCTAAGGAAATGGGCTTAGTAGAAATGGATATTACAGATTTTAGGGATATTCCAAACGATTAAAAATTATGATATAATTATTGCAGGATGCCCGTAAGGGGTCCTAAATTAACTTATTCGCTTGAAGGAGGAATAAAATGGTAACAACATTTGCATGGGACCTTTTTAAGGACCCATTTTTTATTGGGTTTGATAGGGCGCTAGATACATGGAATCATGTACAAACAGTATCTGCTTCTACAAATTACCCACCATATAACGTAATCAAGGTAGACGAAGACAACTTTGTTGTCGAATTAGCTGTTGCTGGTTTTGGTAAAACAGACATTGATGTATCAACAGCAGACGGCAAGCTTACAGTAAAGGGAGAATCAAAAGCGGAGGATAGCGATTCGAAGTTTATCCACCGTGGTATTGCTGCCCGTAAATTTACTCGTGAGTGGGCTCTTGGTGAGTATATGGAAGTAAAGGCTGCTGAACTAAAGGATGGAATGCTTAAGATCGATATCGTACGCATTTTGCCAGAAGAGAAGAAGCCAAAGACTATCAAGATCAAATAAATAGTATAATAAAGATCTGCACCCCGTCACTGGGGAGTCGCAGATGCGGGCATCGCTGCCCAGGATAGTCGGGGGAGACAGCGACTTTAAATAACTGGAATAGTCCTGAGCATGACTGTAAACTGCTCATCAAAATTAAGGAGAATTATGTTTGAATATAGAGTTAAGCAGATAACAAAGATAGTGGACGGAGATACTATTGATGTTGACATTGACCTTGGTTTCAGCATATCATATTCTCAAAGACTTAGGTTAGCTGGTATTGATACACCAGAGTCAAGAACAACAGATAAACTTGAAAAAACATTAGGCTTAGAATCAAAAGAGTATCTTAAGTCTAAGTTTAAAGATGCTAAAGACATTGTAGTAAAAACAGAAAAGCCAGACAGTTCCGAAAAGTATGGACGTATTTTAGGATGGGTGTACCTTGACGGTAATACTAAATCTGTTAATGAACAAATGATTGAAGATGGTTATGCGTGGGGATACATGGGAGAGACTAAGGTCAAAGATTTTGTTGCCTTAGCTGAAAAGAGAAAAAAGAGCGGTAAGTAATGCCTATATATGAATACAAGTGTGAGTGTTCGCCAGATAGTATAGTTCCTAAAGAAAGATCAATAACTTCCGTAGAGCCTATATACTTATGTAATGAATGCGGTAAAAGATTGCAAAGACACTACGGCGGATTTGGTATTCAGTTTAAAGGTAATGGGTTCTATAAAACAGACAATCCTAAATAGTTCAATGATATAATTAACTAAACAGGCAAATAGTTTGTTTAGGAGTTATAGTTGACTAGGACTAAAGCATGGAGATTATCACTAACATTCATTTTAATGTTTGGATGGCTATTTCTCACACCTGCTTATAGCGATGATCCCCTATCAGTTGCCGCCGAAGAGATAGCGGAACTAAACGAAAAGGTAGTAAATCTTACAGAAGAGGCCGATACTAGAGCCTTAATAGATATAGCAGAAGATAAATACGATACAGCAGTTGCCGCTAAAACGGCAAGAGATACTGCATATCAACAATATGATTCAGCGGTTACAGCAGAAGCGACTGCATTATCTGAAAAGAATACAGCTCAAGCAGCAGTAGATGGACAAACCGTAACAGTTGCCACTGCTCTTGTAAATAAAAATAATGCACAAGATGTTTTAGATATAGCAAATATAAACCTATCAACAGCTCAATCTGATATGCAAGGTGCTGGAAGTTCAGGACTACAATATACTGTTTATCATCTATTAAGAGACGGCTATGTTAATGGACAACATATAGCAGTACCTGGATCTGTCATATGTACTGGCGTTCATAACTCCGCTTCTATGAATCTTCCAGTTTGTGGATACTATGAAGATATTATTGTTAAGTTTACTGGAAAGATTACAGTGCCATCAGATTGGACAAGCGTATATTTTGCTGGATACACAGACGATGGATTTAAAATGTACGTTGATGGAAATCTTGCAATTGATAACTGGGTTGAGCAGGGAACGACATGGAGTCCATATTCCCCAATATATAATGTTAGCCAAGATAAAACTTTAGATGTAGAAATATGGTGGTACAACGGTGGGGGTCCAGGATCCTATCTTCTTGGATGGTCAATTCCTGGAGGGTGGACAACAGCAGGATGTGCTTATACTGGTGGATGGGGAGTAGGATTTAGCTGTAACTTAAATACATTTTCTTACGGAGCTAGTGCAACACAAGCACAAATTAATGCATACAATGCTGCAGTTACTGCACAGCAAAATGCACAGGCAACATATAATGATAAACTATCTGTATATAATTCTGCAGTTTCTACTTTAAATACGTACAATCAAACGCTAACTACAAAGACTACTACACATGACAATGCGGTTACAAATACAGCAAGTAAATTAACTGCTAAAAATAATGCTCAGTCTGCTTACGATCAAGCAATTATAGATATGAATGATGCAATACAGGACGCTTGGGATTTATATAATGAGACTTATATGTTTGAAGAACAACAAAGAGTTGCCGCAGCAATTGCTGCTGCTATGGCAAATCAACCACAACCAACACCAGATGTAACAATTGAACCTACTCCAGAACCTACTCCTGAGTCTTCTCCAGAGCCTTCTCCAACTCCAGAATCCTCTCCTTCAGAGGACGAAGCATCAAACGAACCAGAACCCAGTCCAGAGCCAACCCCAGACCCAACCCAAACAGAAACCACAGAGCCTGAACCATTGCCAGAAT